ATTACATTGACAAAGTTCACACCACTTGTAATAGTGACGGTTGAACTTCGTCTTGGATGCTCGAGCAGGGGACTCGAGTGGAAGGGCATTCCAAGCACTTCGGAACAGGGGGTTACGAAGGTGGAAAGGGGGATCCAATGGGTGAACAAAGGATTGAGCCACAATCTGGGGGGAAGTACCAGTAGGATAAGTTTGCTCTTCGAAATTGCGACCAAAGGGACGGTCCACAGTTCGACGAACGACTGGAAATGCTGTGGGGGCAGCAAATTCAAAATCCTGTCCAATGGAAACTGAGATAGTGAAGTTGTACGAGACATTCTTCCACAGGGGGCGAATCACAATGCATCCATTGTTGGTGGAGAGCAGAGGAAGCTTGGTGGCTTTGTATGTCTTAAGGGGCATGTACAACCATTCATACATCGAGTAAAATGGAACGGTAATTTCCCACTCTTTATCCTTATCAGGATGGAAAGTCTGAGATCCAGAGAGAGCACCAGTGAGAGCGGTGTCATCATCAGGAACCTGATATCCATAGGAAAAAGGAAGAGTGGTGGCAGATGCGGGGATTCCCATAAGAGGGCAATGAATCACCTCAAAACCAACAGCATCAGTCGATGAGTTAATCTTGATTTTATAATTCATTGAACCCTTCCAGAAAGAGAAGCCTTTTGAGACGATACCTAGGGCATGGCGATCAATCACATCAGGCATGATGGGCATCACAGGGACAATGGTGCAAGAACCTTTCAATCCAATGTTTCCAACGGTATCAGCCTCAACAATCGCATTTCCAAGAGGAACATATCTACGAAGGACTTTGTAGATATCGTTGAAATCCTCATTATTCATGCGGAGTTTTGCTTTCACCGAAGTGAGCTGGGCAGACTGAACCATAATCTCACCATAGCGCATGGCTCCAGCAATTCCATTACGGGGAACAGAATATTGAAAATCTGGGGCGGCACGCACATACACATTGACAGTGACATTCGATGTAGCATCGACTGCTGAGATAATACTAGCAACATTGAAGATGTTAATAAAACCGGTAGCAGTGCGCTGGATATCAGCGAATGGCTGAGCAATATAAGTGGGCTTCCATGCGGTGGGAGAGATGAAAGGAACAGTGAATTCAATCTCATGGTTCTCCTTAATATCAAGCAAAATATTGGGGTTCATCGTGCGAGATGTGTTAAGAGTGGCAACAGAAGAAGGTCCAGGAACAAAATTAATCAGGAGTTTCCCTGAATGAGCATTAGAACAGGCAACCTGAATCTTATACTCCAAAGTTCCATTCCAGTAACAATAATGACGTCCAAGGTGAGCAATGCGAGGAGCATTGATCACTGTACCAGCGGGAAAACTATCACGCCAGCCTGAGAACATCATAGGATGAACCGGAATCTGAAAGAGGGGGGCAGCTGCGGAGCCAGTGGGGGTAGTCGAAGACCAGGTAGTGGATCCAATCAAACCATAAACTGAGCCAATTGATTCAACACGACAAGAAGCTTCTCTTGAAAGCTCATAGTTATCCTCAAGGGCGAGAGGGTAAACTTTCTGCATGCCGGGAAGGAAGGAGTGGGCAAAAGATGTGATTGACCGAACAATGGTAGCTTGAGGAACGACGTAATCTCCATTCTCAGGACGCTGAAGGACAGCAACATCTACGTTCTTGACATAAGCGTAAACGCGCACATCAACGTTAGATGCAGCAGGTCCCTTAACAATTCCGGACATGGTTACAACTTTAATCTTTCCAAGGAACTGGGAAGTAAAGGAGCCATGTTGACGAGAAATGTATTGGGAAACAGCACAGAAAGGAACAGTCAATTCAGCAGTGGTACCCTTGCTAAGATCGAGATAAACAGGATCAAAGTTTGAGGCAGACACAGCATTCATGGGATTACCGTGCTGAGTGTAGCGATCATAGAAATCGAAAAACATCGCAAGAATTCCTCCATGCATGGGGGTAGCATTAACAGTAAGGCGGAAGACCACATCCATACGGGCCATATTGAACATGTTCAACATTTGACGAAAGTGGGCAAAGCGATCTTGCTGAGAGAGCCAAGCATTGGGGAATTCGGCATTGACAAGGAGAGTACCAGCAGCTTCAGAATTCCAGAAGATTTCATTAGTGAGACGAACAGGTCGCTCAAGGATCTTCTTAATATCCCAGTTATCTACATCTCC